AATGGGTTTGTTGTGTAGTCAATTGTGTTCTCTCCACCCCGCAAATTTGGTGTTGCAATCTTGAGCATCAGGTATTCTTGCCCGATAATAGGACCAAAGGATGCTAGGTTGAAAGCATCTTGAATTGTCATGGTTCCTGTTACGGTAAGTTGATTTATTCCCTCAAATATAGAGAGCCCCATAATAGACGCTGTTAATCCAACCACTTTCCCTGTAGATAATACTAGGTCTGCTTGGATAATGTTAAACTCACCACCACTTCTAAGTTCTAATTTTGCCACTCAATCAATCCTCTGTATTAGAAACCAATGCCTCAAATTCCTCAACAAACTGTTCTAGATATTGGGGGTCTAACAGCCGTATTTTTCTAATTATATCCTGTTTCGATTCTTCGTATTCTCTATTTGTGACCAGTGTTGCATCTGCAATAGTGTTACCATTAGTGTCTTTATTGGTGAGGCCAATATTAATCTTTTTTGTGGTGTCACCCGATACCTGATAAATCTCGTAGTGGTGTGTTGCATCCACATTATCATATCTCTCGGCAAGATGTGCAAGGAACTGGCGAGTGTTCATTGGCCACTGGTGATACCTGTCTGTGATGTTATTGACAATCAGAATGACCCAATGATATTCTGCATCACCATAATATTTGTAAGCAATCATCTCTGGCGTTTCACCATTCCTAATGTCATATGTATCATACAAAGATGATACTGATTTTGATTTACCATGAAGAGCCACACGCTTGAGTAAATGGGTGACTGTTTTGAATTCTCCATCGCCAACAGAATCATATGCAATAACTGGAAATTGACTAAAATACATCTTAGTATCCGTTCCTAATATTATCTCTGTCCATAACTTCTAGTTCTTGGAAAGCCAGAGTGATGGTTGTTTTCTGGGGTGGCGCACCCTTTTTGTCAGCATTATATGTTACAAATTTATCTCCACCATAAGTAACATCCATTGTTTTTAGATAACATTTACCAATCTTATTGATATATTGATTTTGTCCATTGACATGCATATACTGAATTGAAAATACATCAGGAATTGTCATCTCTCTTGTACTACCGGCATTCTTAAAACTTGGGGTCATTCCCTCTTTAAATTCTTGTACAATTTTATGCACCGTTTCTGTTTCTGTATGATCTTTGGGAATGAATGTGAAAGAAAAGGAAAATGACCTTCTACCAATACCCCTGAACATCATCTCTGTTCTGGGTGTAATAATCGTTCCACTCTCAATTGCAAGCAAATCTTTTGCGCCGGGAATTGCCTTATCAATCATACCCACTCCCATTTTCACTAGCCCGTCACCTAGAGTGTCAAACCCTTTCTTAAAAGAATCCCCGCTCAATGTTCCGTTCTGATAAGCCTTAAACAATCCATAGAGCGCTTCACCCACCACACCAATTTCACCCTCAGAATAATCCATAGCATAGTTTACATTAACTGCTGGGGGCATGTACAGTCCGATAAAGGTTCCGGTTCTCTGGATATTTCTGCGAGACAACGTGAGTGAATTACTTGCGCCATTCTTACCAGCACCACCAGAACCGCCAGATTGTGCGTTTAATTGGTCGTGTGCTTTTTGCTGGTTTTCATCCGTTTTGTCCTTGTTCAATGTTTTCTTGCCGGTCACTTTGTCTATATAGAAAACATCAGCAACCTTTCCTGCGTGTTGTATTGGTTTTACTTTTGCACCCGATACAGAATGTCGAGCGAAGAGTATATAGCTTGCTTGATGAGCATTAACGCCAACATCAGAAGGGTATAAGAGAATTGGGTCCGGTTTATTAAAACCAGTTTGTACAGGACTAGATGAAGAACTACTACTTGAACCACCTAATCCTGACCTAAGACCATCAGCAACAGAAGTAATTACTCTCTGTGCAGCACCTGATGCAGCATTCTTTGCTATGTTTACGAAAGCGTCTCTTAATGCCATGTCTAAATATCCTTATACACTTTATGAAACTATTTATAACACATGTCATACAAAGGTCGATACATACCAACCAAGCCCAAAAAATATAAGGGCAATCCACAGAACATAGTTTATCGTTCTCTCTGGGAACGTAAATTTATGGTATACTGTGACAACAGCACATCCATAATTGAATGGGGCAGTGAAGAGATCATTATACCCTATTTATCACCCAAGGATGGACGTATGCACAAATACTTCCCAGATTTTTATATCAAAGTCAAACAGGCTAATGGTCAGATTAAGAAGATGATAATTGAGGTTAAACCCAAGGTGCAGTGCAAACCACCCAAGGAACCCAAGAGGCGCACCAGACGATGGATGAATGAGGTCATGACCTATGGTGTGAATGATGCTAAGTGGCGATCTGCTACAGAATGGTGTGCAGATAATGGTATGGAGTTCAAGATTTTAACTGAAGATCATCTTGGGATTTCGTATAAATAGATATATGGCAAGAGCACCCAGCAAATATATGCAATCAGTTAAGGATGAGGCAAAAGGTCGCCCCAAATCTACTGCATGGTATAGAGAGAAAATTAAAGAGTTTGGTACACCAACCACACTTGACCTCATACGAGATGGTAAGAGGAGCAATCAACCATTCTATGGTAGGCTTAACATGTTCATGTATGATCCTAAGTTCAAGAAGACCCTACCATACTATGATACGTTTCCGTTGGTATTACCCATAGAGAAGTATTCAGATGGATTTCTGGGGATCAACTTGCATTATCTACCCATTCCTCTAAGAATTAAGTTGCTTGATCGTTTGGTGGATTTCTCTAATAATACCGCATTTGATGAGTCAACAAAACTTATCGTTGATTACCAGAAACTAAAGAATGTGAGACTTATCAGGCCAACCATACACAAATACCTAGCAGGACAGACCAAATCACAGTTTCGTAGAATTGATGCAGACGAATTTACAATTGCGACTCTCCTACCTGTACAGAGGTTTAAGAAAGCAGATTCTTCTGAGGTATGGAAAGATTCGAGGGCAATGATCTAATGGCAACACTAGCAAATTTTGTAGAATCAACCGCATTTGGTGTATTAAATGATTTCTTGTCAGAGTTTCATAGTGACAATGGATATGCACTCCCAAGTCGTTACGAGGTTATTATCACATCCCCGGCAGAGGGGGATGCAAGGAAAGTTTCTATGCGATGTGAAGCCCTTGACTTACCCGGCAGGTCACTTAATACATCACCAGATTCTAACATGTATGGTATTGCACCAGAAATTGTTGATGGTATCACGTTTGGTGGTACACTAGCTATGACCTTTCAATCAAGTAGTGACCTAGAAGAAAGAGTATTCTTTGAACACTGGCAAGAGATGGCTTGGGACAAGGGAACGTGGAATGTCAAGTATTATAGGGATTACATTAAAGAAATTGAAATCTATGTTCTTGATGTAAATAACCAAAGACGTTATGGAATTAAACTATTTGAGTGTTTTCCAAAAGATATTGGTCCAAGTCCTTTAAGTTATACTCAAGCAACAGATATCATAAAGATACCTGTCACTATGGCATATAAGTATTGGGAGACTCTTGATATTACTAACCAACCACCCAATCTTATGGAAAAGGTTCTTGATACAGTAATCACTGGTGCAGAACGAACGATTAATGCGAACATACCGAAGGTGTTGAGCAGACTTGGAAACTAATTATGATAAAGGATGATAAATTATGGCATTACCTAAACTACAAACTTCTGAATACACACTAACACTACCATCAACACAGGAGGAAATTAAATTCAGGCCATTCTTGGTCAAAGAGCAAAAGATTTTGATGATTGCCCAAGAATCCGGGGATGAAAAACAAATTGCCGATGCTATGGGGGCGTTGGTATCAAATTGCACCTTTGGTATTTTGGATGCTAATATTGCTCCAATGTTTGATATTGAATATGTGTTTTTACAATTACGGGCGAAATCTGCTGGTGCTAAAGTAAAAATTACTGTTACATGTCCAGATGATGAAGAAACTATTGTTCTGGTTGAAATTGACTTAGAGAAAATTGGTGTACAACTGAGTGTAGAACACTCACAGGAAATTACCATCACAGAAGATATCAGACTAAAATTAAGATATCCAATATTGAAAGACCTTCAGGGATTATATTTGTATGATGATTTGGGTGATTTCGAAAAGTCAATGGCAATGATCAATAAATGTGTTGAAAGTGTTATTAATGGGGATGAAACAATCCATAGAATTGATATGACAGAGGATGAAATTACAGAATTTATTGATTCGTTTAACACAGAGCAGTTAGAGAGTGTGATGAAGTTTTTTGAAACAATGCCGAAATTACGACACGTTATTGATGTTACCAATCCGAAGACAAAGATAAAGAGTGAAGTATTATTGGAGGGGCTTGAAAGTTTTTTAGGATAGGGCTGTCTCATGACTCTGTGGAGAATTATTATAGACAAAATTTTGCAATGATACAGCATCATAATTGGAGTTTAACTGAATTAGAGAATATGGTGCCGTGGGAAAGAGAAATATATTCTGGTTTATTGATAAAACATTTAGAGGATGAGAAAGCGGAGTATGACAAACAAGCAAGAAAAAACAAATAATCGGAGTTAATCAAATGACGCAGAAAAAGCTACAAAAAGATAGTGAATTTGATAAATTTGATATTGATGGTGATGGAATTGTTAGTGATGAGGAGTTGGCTATGGAAGAGAGAATGATACGACTTGAGAATGAAGACAAGAAAGAGGATGCCCAACGCAAGATGGCGTGGTTTGCTCTTAGCGGTATGCTATTGTATCCTGTATGTGTTGTTGTGTCGGTTGTGTTTGGTATTGAGGTAGCAGCAAAGATACTTGGTGACATGGCAGGAGTATACTTCATTGCTGTTGCTGGTATCATTGCAGCTTTCTTTGGCGCTCAAGCGTTTGCAAACAAAGAACCTAAGAAATAAGGAACCTGAGTTATGGCTGATCTGAAAACTGTTGCTAATCTGTTAGTTGAAACCAATAAAAAATTGGAGCAGCTTGCTAAAGATAATGCAAAAAGTGGCACTGCTACTTCTATAATAGCACAAAATTTGCCTGAAATATTGAGTGCTAGAGCCCTTGCTACTCGCCAAGAAAAGTATGATAAGAGAGAGGGCGTAACTGAAGTTGATGAAGCGGTAGCAAAAAATACTAAAGATATTGTAAGTGAGTTAAAGTCCGGCAATAATTCTGTTAATAATTCTGTTCAACAGACCGTCCTCGCTATCACGGGTCAGAGCAAACAGAACTCCCAAGATAATAAATTCAATTTTAAGACACTAAACTCTCTTGCTAACTTTGCCAGTTTGAATCAAAAGTCGGGAAAAGAACAGGGGGACATCTTCTTTGGTTTGAAGAGAGGTCTAGAGGGTTTTTATGAAAATATAACCTTTCAGAAAGGTCAAAAAACCGGAGTGAAAATGTCTGCGAGACATGCAATAAAGGATCGGCCAGAAGAAATAAAAAAATCTGATGAAGCTCTGGCATCCATGAAAAAGTCACTCGAAACGCTTGGTTTAGTTGCAACAGACAATAAAAAATATAATAAACTACAGTATGAAGCCGATAAAGCGGACCTTAAATTTAGAATCAAGACCGCAACTAGTCCTGCCAAGAAAAAAGAACTACGAGAAGACCTACTGAAACTAAACGCAGAACAGGGTTCTAAACTAGCAAAGTTGGGTGCTGGCATTGGTGAATTGGTTTCAATGGGCAAGAAAACCATAAGTTTAGGACTAAAGGCATTTTTCACCACTATTGGAATTGGTGCGTTATTGATTGCTCTTGGTACATTTTTTCAAAGCGAAACATTTGCAGAAATGACAAAGGGCGTAGATAAGCTTATTGCGTTGTTTAGTGGTAAGGATAAAGAAGGAAATCCAGTAAGTCTTTTTGATCGAATTGCCGGTATATTTAGTGCTGATGGTTTGCTCGTATTAGGAATTGCTGCGCTGACCGTTGGTTGGGTGGGAAAAAAAGCAATCGATCTGTTATTGTTGCCCCTAACACTAGGTTTCAAGGTAATCAGGGGGGTATTTCGTGGAATAGGAAAGGCATTAGAGGCGTTAGGACTTAAAAATAAACCAAAGGTTGTGGGAGCCCTGCCGCCACTAGTGGGCGGATCAGTTCCACCCAAAGCTGGCAGTGTTGTAACTTCACCAAAAGGTAGTAAAGTTTATGCCGGGGTTGATGGTAAAGCCACTACAACAAAGGTGGGGGATTTAACGGGCAGAGCCAAAATAATGGCAGCTGCTAAGGCCAATTCTGGGGGTGGTTTAGGTCATCTAAAAAAATATCCCAGATTGTTAATGGCTGCAAAGAGAATTCCCCTACTTGGCCCTATCCTTAGTAGTGCGATGGTGGCATCACTATTATTGAGTGACGCATCTAAGGAAAATAAAATCAAAGGTGTTGGTGGTTTAATCGGTGGTGGTTTGGGGGCAGCCGGTTTCGGTATTGTCGGCGGAGCATTGGGTGCATTGTTCACTGGGCCGGGGGCAATTGTCGCAGCGCCTTTGGGCGCACTTATTGGTGCGGGGGTTGGTTTCTTTGGTGGAGATTGGGCAGGACAAAAACTTGCTGGATTCTTAATGGGAGAAGAATCAAGCCCAGAAAACGATATTAAAAAATTAACATCTGCTGGCGGATCAAATGCTGGTGGATCACCTACTAAACCAGTTGGACCCAATATAGGGGGATATGGACCCAAAGGCGAGTTCGGCGATAGTCAACCAGACCTAAATCGATTTGAGCAAGAACGAATGGGGAGAGGTACTGATGGCGGTGCATCTGGAGCTACTACTTTTGTTGATGCAAGCGTAAAATCAAGTGTCCAGCACCAAAATCTGGGGATGGGCGGTGGTGGTCCAATCATCCCCAATAAGTTTGGTGGATTAAACGCAGCGGCCGCCATCTTTGTCGGGTCTTAATTAAAAAAAGGGGGAACCCAAAAGTTCCCCCTCTCCTTACTTACTCTTTTGCCAACTTTTCAAAGTAGGACATAGTGTCCTCATCATCATCATTATCAACAGTAGGCGCTGGAGTAGGTTTCGTATCCACCTTTGGTTCAACCCAAGGAGCATCTTCCATAACTTCAGCAGCTTTACCTACCTTAACAGTTCCTATTAGAACCATATCCATACGCTTCTTCAGTTCATCATAGGACTTGAAGTTAGTTTCAGCAGTAAACTCTGATAGGGGATACTGCTTCTTCCACACTTCTTCCAACTTATCATCATCATCAAACAAAGGAGATGGCGCTGAGAACTCTGACTTATCATAGTTCCAGTAACCTTCTACCATACGAAGCTTCAACTTGAAGTTCGCACCTGCCCAGAAGTCAAAAGGATTAATTGGAGTTTCATCCTTAAACGCAGGCTGCATTGCTTCCATGCACTTGTCAAAGATTTTCTTACCAAACTTGTAGAGCATCACCTTACCCTCATTCTGAGGATTAGCAGAATCTTCAACAACATAGATGTTTGCAAAATACTGCAACTTACGCTTCTGCTTACGAGCAATCTCCTTATCAGACTCAACACCTGAGTTCCAATATGCAGAGTTCATCTCAGATACAGGGTCATTCTGACCAACGGTAGTGAGAGAGTTCTCAATATACCACTGTCCAGTTGGACCTTGGAAAGCATGGTTCCACACCTTTGCCCAAGGCATATCCTCACCCTCTACTGCGGGAAGGAAACGAATAACGGCATAACCATTACCGCTCTTATCCATGACAGGCTTCCAGAGACGATCATCCACATAGGACTTCTTCTCTCCCCCACCACTATCTGATTGAACTGCACCAAGCAGTTTGTCCAAAGAATTAGACTTCTTTAGTGTACTTAACGACATATGTATTCTCCTTATGTAATATATGTTTTCGTATGTTTATAGTATGCTTACTTTATCACAAAACTCTGTCTTTGTCAAGTAACTTAGGTTATTTTCTTGAATAAAATGATCTTTTGCATCTATCCAATAAAACTTTGTATCCCAAAACTCTCTAAAAACAGTTTGCATCTGGTTCATCCAATTAGTGGTATTAAAACCTTTTGCATCACTGGGCAGATAATTATCTGTCCCTTTATATATGTTGTTCAACGGTTCGTCATGTGACGATAGGTCAAACCCCAGTATATAAATCTCTGTTGCTCCCTGCTGACATGCAAGGTGCAGTGCGGTGTTACCCGCTGACCATTCAACAGGAAAGTCAATAGGCCACACAATATCATTCTCTTCCACATAGGTAATCCAGACACCCACATCCTTCTCCATCTTCATGCGAAGGTCTTTCATATCCAACTCTGGATTCATCTTAATTGCAGCTACAATCTTGTCCTGTAATGAAGAAGGGTCTTTCCCTGAAATTACACAAAGGTCTGTTCTCTTCAAGCTCCTGTGTATGAAGTCCTCTGGAATATCAAACCCCATAAACATCATATCAACAATAGATGACGGCACTATACTCCAATTTGCAAAATGACAACAGCCCTGCTCAGGCCATTCTGGATTATCTAATACATATCCAGAATTATAAATTTCCTGCTGCATACCGTAGTCAACTGCAACAAGGTTGTCCACCATCACATCACGATAGATTGCATTGCAACCCCATGTGACAGCATCCACCTTATACTGTTTATCACTGAACCACTTGCGTGACTCACCATTACCAATGACAACTGCTTTAGACAATGCTGATATCCGTCATGATGGGGAAAATCTTTGCAATCTCACGGGCACAGGCCTGTGCAATCTCCTGATGTTCCTTCTGAGTACCATTTGCGCTTCTTAGGTCAATGTAGTGTACCCATGAGCGCAGGGTGCCATTCATGTATAGGCGAGATACAGTCATACCCTCTGGTAGAACTGCACGAGCCTGTTCCTTTGCAATACCTTTGTCAACTGCCCACTTGTATATTTCTTCTGCCTGACGCCACAACACATGTTGCTTCATACGGAAGTCTTCATTCAATCGATTATGTTTCTCATCATCACTGTCCAGATCAACACTGTTCTGTCGATTGATTGGGTCTTGCAGTCGAGCTTCTCTTGCTTCAAAAGACAAATCCTTGGTAGGGTCTGCATACCGTTGGCTGAACTCTTGAAACGAAAATGAGCGGTGACGTAGAATCTGTCGTGCAATATCTCTTGTTGTCTCAATCTCAATACACGCACTGACCATCTCTAGGGGTGACCAGTGCTTGTGCTTGATAAGATACTTGACCAGTTTCTCGCTAGTATCTTTATTGTTCTGATTGCCAGGATTAGATACTCTAGCGCAATATGCGATGAG